GCGATGATCTCGCCGCCGGCGAGCGCCTCAATGCCGTCCGTGGTGCGCCGGAATATATTGATTACAGGCGTCGCGCCCACCTTCAGGGTCGTCGCGGCCGTGTTGGTAAATCCTGCAACGAAGATGACCTTCGTCAGTGCCGTCTGCACATAGGTCGGCGTCGTCGCCGCCACGACCTGTGCGTTGGCGGTGCCAGTCGAGGTCGCCGTGCCGATATAGGCCGAGGTGCCGCCGAGTGAGGGCGGGATCGGCGTGGTGAGCGCCGACAGCGAGGTGATGTCGCTGTTGGCTCCGGCCGCGGCGGCATTAAGCAGGCAGGCTGTCAGCGCGTTGTAATTGGCCATTACCTGGGTGGCGTCAGCCGGTGTGCCGTTTTGCAGATTGAACGGCAACGTGCAGGGAACGCCGGCAAATAGCGGTGTGCTCAACAGCAGATAAAAGAAAAGCGTAAACAGAAACTTTGTCATGCTGCCGCCGAAATGTCCGTAAGATACTTGAGCTGCTTGTAACGGAAATGCCAAGCGCCCAAGCGAATTGCAGCGGTCGACTGCCCGGCAACGGTAAACTTGCCGCGCGAGAACACAAGCGGAAAATGCCAGGGCAGCTTGCGCGGCGCGAGCGCGTTCGACGAGATGCCCCAGTTGGCCTGCCCCCAGTTGAAATTACCCCAGTTCGACGAGCCACCGCTGCCGCTTAGCGAGACACTGTCGATGGTCGAGCTATTCTGGTCCATGCAGGAGATCACCAGTGGCGCGATAAAGGCAGATAGCGTACAGTCGAGCGTCGACTGCGAGACATGAATGTTGCCGAGCTGATCGGTGTCGGGCAGAAACGTCGTGTTATAGGTCCACGTCATCTGCACGCCGTTTTCCGTGTAAGAGCTGTTCGACTTCTGCACTGTATCGCTCTGCCAAAGTATTCCATTCAAACCAACACCGGACATGATAAACGTGTTGGCGTAGGGCTGGATCAGATTGGCCGGAAACGTGTGCGGTCCGCTCCAAATCTTGCGCTCGATATCGTACCAGTATTCTTGAAAGGCGGCCGATACCTCAAGCTGATTTTGGGTGCTAATACGAATAACATTGCCGTTACAAGCGGCTGCAATGCGCGACGGCACGTTCGAATAGATGAATGGGGCACTGACCCCCTGCCCATCAAAGCCGATCGGATCAGAGATGTTGGCGCTGAAATCGATGATACGCAGCCCGTCCGGCGCAACGAAGGCAAGCCCGCGCGGGGTCGAGCAGATGCTGTTGGGGGCCATGGTGCCGGTCGCAAAATTCATAGCGTTGACAGCCAGCGTCGGTGGGCTCAATGCAGCGTCGCCCGTGATTTGAAAAATGTTCGAGGTACCCTTGAACACGATGAGCGCCTGGATGATGCCACCCAGCTGGTTGTACAGGCGCAGCTGGCCGAAGGCAGTCAGTGGTGCGTTGTCGCCGAACGACAGCACCGGCGTGATGGTGCCGCCGACGCCCGAAGCCGCAAGCGGATTGAGAATATCGCTCCAGATCGCAACTGGCTGATTGGGATAATTGACGAGGTAGTAAGCACGATTGAAAAACTGCGCGACCGCAAGTGGCGGCCTCGTGAACGGAATACCGGCCCCGCCGGTGATGTTGCCGGCGTTCCAGGTCGGCGTCGTCGGCACGGAGATGTCAAACCAACCAATGAAGAAGGACGTGGCAGAAAATCCCGGATGCGTGACGACCAGCTTGCTGCCGATCAAGTCCATGATCGGCGGCGTCCAGGCACCGCTCGCCGGCTGCGACTGCGGCAGGGTGCCTGCCGTTCCTCCGGTCACGGCAATGGCCGTGTTGGTGGCGAGATTGAAGGCAAACGGATGGTCGAAGCCGTCCGCCCCGCCGACCATGCCAAACAGCAGATTGCCGACAATCTTGAAGCAGGATACCGCAAGATTATTAGGTGCGGTCAGGGTGATGAGCGCGGTCGCCGCCGGTCGGCACTGCCAGAGCTGCGCCGTGGTCGGATCGGGGATCAGATTCGACAGTGACGACATCGCGCCGTTGAACGCGGTCGAGCCATCCGCGCTATCGCTCAGTCCCTTCGCCCGCCAGGGCAGCGGCTGCATGCGGTTCTGCATCAGGGCAGGTCCGCAGTCTGCGCCGGTGTATTGCCGGCTTCAAGTGACAACAGCAGGTCAATCACCGCGGTCGCAAACGCCATGAATTGCGACGGGCTGGTGAACTTGTGCGCCTGGCCGTCGATATCGGCCCATTCCAGCGTCGGCAGGCCGGAAGGAAACGCGCCATGCGCGGCAATGAACGCCGCCACCGCGGTCACCCGCGCGCGATCGAGCGCGTAAGTACCGTTTAGCTCCGGTGTGGTGGTCGATTTAATGGTGATGCCCTGCGCGATGGTCATCTCACCAGCCGATGGTTTTGGTCGATCTGAGGGTTGCTATGGGAGCTTTGAATATGCGCCGATCGAGCGTCACGCTTTTTGGCGCGGTGGTCGGGTCATCCTTCATCGTCAAGTATTTCCGCAACATGTCGCCGGAACCACCGCTCCCCGGCTGGTCGGACAGGAACGCCGGCCAGCGGTCATCGTCGGCAAGCTTGAACAGCTCGCCTGCCACGCGCGTGTAGAGGTAGGCGCTGTTGGGAAACCAAGGCACCTGGCTCGTATCAACAATATCCGGCATGATCGGGTTATAGCGCACCGTCGCCGGATAATTGCCAGACGCCGGCGGCCACACGTAAAGCCCCATCGGGACCGAAGCCACGTCGACATAGGCAAGGTATGGATAGCTCGCCAGGCCGGGCTGCTGCACGAAGGTGTCAAACTCCTCCTGCGTCACCCCGATCAGCTTATAAGGAACCTGGAATATCTGATAGAACGCACCGGTACGATGCAAACGCAGAAAATCCGCCGGCATCGGATTGGGGCCCGAGCCTGGTGCGTAACCTAAGCCCGAGGCCGTCGTGCTGAAATTGAAATTGAAGCTCTTACGGATGACCTGGAAATCGTAATCCTGATCCAGCTCCTGCAAGACCGCGTTCAGGAGCTGCAGCGCCTGCGCGGTAAAGCCCGGCACATTCGCGATCTGGCACGAGAGGTTGATGATCTGCGCTGCGGTAAGTGCCACACCTAATCCTCATCGCTGTATTCAACCCAATTGTCCGGGTCGTCCGGCAGCGTCTGCTCCGTCGCGTACGCTTGCCATTCGTCCGTTGGCAACGGCTGCCTCATAAGTGGCTAGGTCCGCAGACATTGTCTCAATCTGCAGCCGGATATTCTCGGCATTCTCGTAAGCCTCACGCTGCTTCTGCTTTTGCAGCTCGGTGAGCCGCACCTCTCCGCGCCGGTTGCTGGTAGCCCACTCACGCTTGATCATATCGTCAGTCTTGTCGATCATGATCGCCTGTTTTGCGGCGCGCAGGTGCGCGGCCTTAAGCTCTTTTTTAATGTCATCAATGTATTCGTAAGCCTGCTGTCGCTCGGCGGCATCACGCAGCTTATCAAGCACTCCGTTGAGCGTCTCCGGCGCACAATCGCGTTCAACAAACGCCTGCAGCACCAGGGTTCGGGTCGGACGGGTCTGGATCTGGTACGAGATACCGATTGATGGGATTTTATCCGGCTCGTCCATCCTGCACCCTTCAATGCCAAGAAACGACACCTTCGTAGGTCGCACCGCCGCCGGCACCGCTGTATACACCCAGTGCCGCATTTACGGGATTGGCCAAACCTGGGATACCGTTAAAACGCAATTGCGGGTCATTCATGCTGCCGTCACCAAGCACCAGCGCAGGCAAAAACAGCGTACCGATCACGCCGGCATAACTCGCAACCGAGAGACTGCGCACAAATCCAGTAGCACCGGTAAGAACCACCGTTGATACAGGTGCCGCTCCTGATGAAGCTAATGGGTCGAGCACAACAGTCCCACTTATCGTAAACGGAGAATTGCTTCCGCCTACGCCACCGGAAACATCACTGAGCGCGCCGCTTAGTGTGTATGTCACCGCTGCCATTCTACACCTTCAGAAACGGCGCATTGCTCACGGCACCGCTCGCCATCGACATGCGGGTGAGACGTTGTTTGCGAAAATGATCTTTGGAACGGCCCTCGATCTCGGCCTGGTGTTCCCAGGCACGTTGCATGGTATCGCGCAGCATGATCGCCACGCTGGCAACGACGTTGTAGACATGCCCTTGCGCATACTCGCGGTTATTGACCCGGATGTTGTTGCCGCTCTCTGGCAGGTCGATCAAAACCGGCTCGATGGGCTCGACCAGGCCGCGGTCCTGACGCGCCTTGGCGAGAAGCTCTTTTTTCGTATCCTCACGCGCTTTGGTCTTTAGCTCCTTGTCAATTTCCTTCTGGACCTCGGCCTCGAGCGCCGCGAGTTCAGCCGCTGTAAGAACATCGCTCATGTATGTGTCCACCCTGCTCCGGCCGCAGCGCGGCCTGAAATCAAGATAGGCCAGCCTGTTGCGGCATCATAGGCAACATAATCACCGGGTCTTATTTGCAGAAAACCGCGATTGGGAACAAACAGCCGACCATCGCGCGTTAAGCCTGTAGCGAAATTGGGAGGTGACACGCGCGCGGGGTTGATATCATCAAGGATCGCGGCCTCGATAGTTGCGTAATCAGCAACCGTAAAAGGCGCCCCGACAACCGGGCTTCCCATGACGACATAAGGAGGCACCGTGGCGCTCCACGCCGGCTGGAAAGCCATTCCAGACAACGTGCAGCCGGTAAACGAGATCAATGCCATGTCATCACCATTAGTTAGGGATACCAGACGGATGGTCAAAGGTAGGCCCGAACTGGCTCACGCTCTCGACACGACACATGAAATTCTGGTTCTCAAACAAGGTGCCATAAAAACATTTCCAACCAACGACCCTCAATTGATTGAGCGGGTCGGATTTATCGGCTTCTTTCAGGTACGTAAATTTCACGTCGTCGAGCAAAACTTGCCCGTACGCACCGCGGCCGATGATGAAGGTCGAATAAGCGGTGATACCGGAAGCCGGCGCCGCCGGCGGCTGGCGCGCCGCGCCGTTGTTATTTGTGACCACAACAGT